TTAGCGTGTGAGATCNCGGCTGAATTTGGCGTCGAGCCTTCGCCTACTGTGGCGCGGATTGCTATGGCATCCAAGCGTAACCTCAAGCGCATCAACAACCCTGACGACATCATGTCGCTGCCGTACAGCATTGTGGGCACGCGCCAGCGGTTCAACATCTTTGCTGGCAACTACTGATGAAGTCGCCTATTCTTGGCGGCTCCTATGTAGCGCGGTCAGTCAATGCGGCAGACGCCCGCATGGTCAACCTGTTTCCAGAAATTATCCCCGAAGGCGGCAAAGAGCCCGCCTTCTTGAACCGCGCACCGGGGTTGCGCTTCCTCCAGACCGTTGGCACCGGCCCCATACGGGCGCTGTGGGCGCATCAAACGCACGGGGCGGACTTCTATGTCGTTTCGGGCACAGAAGTCTACAAACTGACCTCAACAAACGCCGCGCCGGTCAAACTGGGCGATGTATCGGGCACAGGGCCGGTCAGCATTGCAGACAACGGCACGCAGATTTTCTTTGCCTGCAACGGGCCTAGTTACATCTACAACGAAGTTACTAACGTATTTCAGCAGATCACCGATCCAGATTTCACGGGTGCGGGCACGGTTGGCTACTTGGACGGGTACTTTGTCTACAACGAACCCGGCAGCCAACTGGTTTGGGTTACCAGCATCTTGGACGGTCTGTCGGTTGACCCGCTTGATTTCGCCAGCGCCGAAGGTTCGCCTGACGGTTTGGTGGCGATCAACATCAACAACCGCGAAGCGTGGATGTTCGGATCGGACTCGATTGAAGTCTGGTACGACGCGGGGTTGGCTGACTTCCCTCTCACGCGCATCCAAGGCGCGTTCAGCGAGGTCGGTTGCGCCGCAACGTACTCAGTAGCCAAACTCGACAACTCGCTGTTTTGGCTGGGCGCTGACGCCCGTGGGCAGGGCATTGTGTACCGTTCGCAGGGGTACAACGCCGTTCGGGTGAGTACGCACGCTATCGAGTACGCCATCGCGCAATACGCTGATGTCTCTAGCGCTGTAGCCTACACCTACCAGCAAGAAGGCCACGCCTTTTATGTGCTGAGTTTTGCCGAGGCCACATGGGTGTTTGATGTGGCAACTAGCGTGTGGCATGAGCGGGCGGGGTTCTTCGACGGCCAGTTCACCCGTCACCGCTCCAACTGCCAATGCAACTTCAGCGGCACGACAATTGTCGGTGACTTTGAGAACGGCAACATTTACGCGCTTGATCTTGACGTTTACGCCGACAACAGCGCGGAACAGAAGTGGCTGCGCTCTTGGCGGGCGATTCCTACAAGTCAAAACGATCTGACCCGCACAGCGCAACATAGTCTGCAACTGGACTGCGAGACGGGCGTTGGATTGAGTTACCTTGACCCGCTGGGGCCGACAGAACTTGAGAACCTGTACGACTTGCTGCTGCTGGAAGATGGCGGCGAATTGCTGACCGAGGCTCTTGAGGGCATCTTGCTCAATGAGGCTGAGTGGAGCACGATGAAGCCGCGCGTCATGCTGCGCTGGTCAGACGACGGCGGGCACACCTGGAGCAACGAACATTGGGCCGACATGGGCGTCATCGGCCAATACAGCCATCGCGTGTTCTGGCGGCGGCTGGGCATGACGGTCAAGTTGCGTGACCGTGTGTACGAGGTGTCGGGCACCGACCCGGTGAAGGTTTCCATCATGGGCGCTGAGATTCACGCCAGCGGCACTAATGGCTAACATCACCCAAATCCCCGCGCCACGGGTTCCGATCATTGACGAAAAAACGGGCCTGATGGCGCGTGAGTGGTATCGGTTTTTTCTAAACCTGTTCACGCTGACCGGCGATGGGTCGAATACCGCTTCGCTCACCGATTTGCAGGTCGGGCCGCCGTCTTTGGAAGCCAGCCTTACTTTTGCTGATCTAGCCCCGCCCGTACCAACACAAATCAGCGTTGACGATCTTGCGCCCCGCGATGAACTGGGCACGTTGGCGGCAAAGAACGCCGCCAACCTGACGACTGATGTCAGCGGTATCTTGCCAACGGCCAATGGCGGTACAGGGCAGTCCACGCCCACGGGCATACAGTTTACCAACCTTACAACCACGCAGAAGAACGCAATCAGCAGTCCTGCTACCGGCCTAGTCATCTTTGATACTACACTAGGCAAACTCTGTGTCTACGCAGGCGCAGCTTGGCAGACCGTCACCTCCATTTGAGTCCTTTATGACCGCATCGCTTACCCCCGCACCCAAGATTCAGTTCTTTGCCGACGATGGCACGCCTTTGGCGGGTGGCAAACTGTACACCTACGCTGCTGGCACGACCACGCCGCTGGCGTCGTACACGGCCTACGCAGGCACCGTCGCCAACACCAACCCTGTCATCTTGGACTCGCGTGGCGAGGCTAACGTGTGGCTAGGCGGTGTGGGGTACAAGTTGGCGCTGTACAGGGCCGACAACACGTTGATCTGGACGGTGGACAATGTGTTCGGTCAGGCGGGCCTGATTGACGCTCTCGCCGCCTCCACCGGCTCATCCCTCGTTGGCTATCTGCCCTCTGGCACCGGGGCCGTGGCCTCGACGGTGCAGACCAAGTTGCGGGAGAGCGTGTCAGTTAAGGACTTTGGGGCGAAAGGGGATGGGGTGACGGACGACACGGCGGCATTTACTGCGGCCTTGAACGTAAGCACATCAACAAATGTAATTTATGTTCCGCCTGGCTACACCTATCGGATTACGTCAACGCTGACTATTGTTGGGAACAAAAGTCTTATAGGGCAAAGCTCAGGGTCACAAAATTTTCAAGCAGCGTATATTTATCACGACCCCGCGTCGTCTGGCCCGCTTTTTAACGTAACCAGCGCCAGTAATGGGGTTTGTATAAAGAACCTAACAGTCACTGGTGGCAACGGATCGTTTTGCATTACCAGCAGCAATTCTTATGTGCGCTATGAATACATAAAAATGCAGTCATACAGTGGCGGTGGCATCCAACTACTAAAAACAGGCGTTGGTTCTTCCTCATCAAAACTTATCAATTGCAGTTGGACTGGTCCCGCGTCAGCTACTAGCTACACGGCATTCGAGATTAATGTAAATGGCGGCGATGTTCATCTAAAAGGGTGCACCGCAATTTTTGGCGCCATAGGAATCAACGTGATTCAAGGGCAAACAATTATTATTGATGGTTGCTCGGTCAATAAACAAACGCGCAGCCCACTTGTGACCGGCGGGCCATATTCTAGCGCGGCCCAATTTGACACCGCAGGGATTAAACTTTCCAGTACTGATTATAAACAGGCAATCAGCATAAGGAACAGTTACATTGAGGCGTGTGACAACGGTGTTTATGTTGAAGCGTGTGAGTCTTTAAGTGTTGAAGATAACCTTTTTTATGACTCCGGCGTTGCCGGTGTCGGTGGCGCTTGGACGGCTTATGGCAATTCTTCTATTTATCTAAAAGACACAAACGTCAAAAACGTAACAATAAAAAACAACAACATTACCGCGTTGTCAAACGGCAACGCCGGAAATACGTTCTACGCTTTGTACGTAAACAATTCGTCCAACGTCATTGTTGCAAACAACCTTGTTAAAACAACCGGGGATTACAACGCTCAATATTACGTTACCACCCCAGTAAATGCGTACATTCTCGCCAATACAAATACGCAAACTGGCGGTAGTCCTCAACCAAATTACAACCCAAATAACGCAATTCTTGACCTTAACCCAAAGATTCCAGCTTGGGTCGCTCCGACATTTACAAACTCATGGGCAAATGGTGGGTCAGCAGCGTACACAAAAGACAATATGAATTGTGTAATGCTGCGCAGTTTCATTACGTCTGGAACTGTTGGAACCGCTGCATTTACCTTGCCAGTTGGGTATCGACCAGTAACGCAAGAAAGTTTTGCTGTTAATTCAAACGGCGCGTTGGGCATTGTTACCGTAGCAACCAACGGCGCGGTAAATATAAATTCTGGCAGCAATGTTTATTTGTATCTGAGCAACATTCGGTTCCAAGCGGCATGATTATTCGCCACTTCATCGCTGGCGCGATTATCCACACGCTGGCCGCGTTCCTTGGCCCGCCGCTTGAAGCAATGCTGGCTGTGGTGTCCATTGCCATCGGCAAGGAGTGCTGGGACGCTGCCCAGAACAAACGCGCCACGGGCCGCTACTCGGTCGAGGTGCTTGACGCGCTGGCGACGGTGGCGGGCGGGCTGTTAATTTATATCCCAGGAGTCATAGCATGACTGTCACCGTTAAAGTCCTTATCCCCGCCAAGACCGCCGAGGCCACGCAGACGACGCAGTACACCGCGACAAACGTGACGACGATCCTCGACAAGTTTACCGCGACGAATTACAGCGCGGCCACCGCGACGATCAGCGTGAACTTGGTGACGGCTGCGGGCACGGCTGGCAACGACAACCTGATTACCAAAACCAAGTCGCTCCAGCCCGCTGAGGTGTACACTTTCCCCGAACTGGTCGGCCAAGTGCTGTCGCCATCGGCGTTCATCTCGACCATCGCGGGCACCGCCAGCGCGATCAACATTCGGGCATCAGGGCGTGAGGTTACATGAAAATATCCGTTGAAAAATTGACACCAGAGTTGTTCGCTGAAATGCTTCCCCTTGGGCAAGAGTCTTGGGATGAGTGCAGCGAG